TGATGTTACAATCATGGGTATAGACACAACTAATTATCAAATTTTTGGTAACGTAACGAGCACGACTGCACCAGCTTTTGCAGATCAATAATAGGAGGCTTATATGGCAGATGCAGTAACCTCTCAAACTCTAATAGATGGTGATCAACTCGCTGTTTTGAAGTTTACAAATGTTTCTGACGGAAGTGGCGAAAGTGCAGTAAAAAAAGTTGATGTTTCTGCTTTAGCTACTAACGGAAGAGGTCAAACCTGCACAAGAGCAACTATTGAAAAAATATGGTGGCAGTGCAATGGCATGAAGGTTCAAGTTTTATTTGATGCAAGCACAGATGCTTTTTGTATTGAGCTTGGAGAAAATCAAAGCGGACATCATGATTACACAAGCTTTGGTGGACTACAAAACAACGCAGGTTCTGGTGTAACTGGTGATATAATGTTTACAACAGTTGGACACACATCAGCAGATACCTATACAGTAATTATGCAGGTTAGAAAAAGTTATAATTAATGGCTAGGAAACCAGATAAACAACCTCCAAAAACTAAAAAGTATTTCCGCTCCACTAAATCTGGAGCGGGAATGACTAAAGCAGGAGTGGCTCGTTATCGCAGAGAAAACCCTGGCAGTAAGCTTAAAACTGCTGTTACAGGTAAAGTTAAAAAAGGGAGCAAGGATGCCAAAAGGAGAAAGTCATTTTGTGCCAGAAGTGCAGGCCAAATGAAAAAGTTTCCAAAGGCAGCAAAAAATCCAAATAGTCGTTTAAGACAGGCAAGAAGAAGATGGAAGTGTTGACATGAAAGCAGATGAAGTTTTAAAATTATTAGAAAAGCATGAGTCTGAGTGCAACAGACGTTATGAAAAAATTGAAAAGAGTTTAGATAAGTTAGATGTAAAAGTTTGGGGTTTAGCTGTTTTAATTGTTGTGACGCCTTTTTTACATAAGTTTATTTAAATGGTTATGGGAAGGTCGCAAATGACACGTCAAGTGTCTAAGCCTCCCCAGAAAAGGAAGTGGAGTAATGCGAGAAAGAGGAAAATCAATTGCAAACGACCTAAAGGATTTTCTGAAAAAGCACATTGTGCCTCTAAAAAAAGGAGAGGTTCTAAGAGCAAAAGGTGAGCCGTTAAAGGATTGCCCACAATGTATGAAAAGAAAGTATTGGTGCACTTGTTGGAAAGTATTGAAAGGAAGATATTATGCCTAAAGACGCTTGTTATCACAAAGTAAAAGCTAGATATAGAGTATTTCCATCAGCTTATGCTTCAGGAGCTATTGCAAAATGCCGAAAGGTAGGAGCAGCTAATTACGGAACTGGTGGCAAAAAGAAAGCTAAAAAGAAGGCAGAGGGTGGTGTAATTGAGTTAAAAAATGGCGGAAATGTGCCAAGAAGAACTCGTAAGAGAAAAACAAAAAATCCAAACATTGCAAGGGGTTGTGGTGTTGTGATGAATAATAGAAGAAAAGTAACAAAGTTTAGATAATGGCGGTTCGCAAAACAAAGGCTGGTTTAGCACTCAAGCGTTGGTTTAAAGAAGACTGGAAAGATCAACGCACCGGTAAAAAATGTGGTAGGCAAAAAGGTGAGAAAAGAGGTACGCCTTATTGCAGACCAACAAAACGTATTTCATCAAAGACACCTAAAACTGCATCTGAGATGTCTGCGTCAGAAAAAAGAAAGCGTATTGCACAAAAGAAAAGATTGGGTCAACCAGCGGGTAAGCCAAGAAGAGTTCAAGCCGCTAGGCGTAGAAAGAAAAAATAATGGACGACTATAAAAATCTTGAGGATCAAATTTGTGATGAAATTCGTGAGTGGTCAAGATTTGCTTTAGAAAAACCTAATAAAAACTATAATAATTTACCATCATGTCCTTTTGCAAAAACAGCTTGGCAGAATAAAAAAGTCAATTTTGCTTTTAAAAATAAAAAACAATATGACTGTATATATCCTTTAATTAATAAATTTCACGATTCTAGAGATTTGATTATTGTTATTGATATGAATTATGAAGATAATGAAACATTCCACAATAACTTAACAAATTTAAACAGATTAATACATGAAAATAAATTTGACCAAGATGATATTTGGTTGATGGGATTCCACCCTGATGATGATGTAAATGAGTTAATTGATGATGGCACATTTACAGAACTCGTTAAGGAGGAATATGCTTTGATATTCATACAAAGATTAACAAAGCTTCAAGAAAGTGCAAATAAATTGAAGAAACTTGGCTATTATGATAAATATTATAATGAGTACAATGTTGAAGATATTTATGAGCAAAGACAAAAATACTATAACAATCTTAAAAGGAGACAAAAATGGCAATGAGTCCTAGAAAAATGATGGCTATGTCTAAAGATTTAGCTAAAGCTGCTAAAATGATGGAAGGCGGCAAAGTAAAAAAGATGAGAGGTGGTGGCATGGCTATGAAAAAAATGCGTGGCGGTGGCATGGCTAAGAAGATGAAAAAAGGTGGTAAAGCCTAATGGCAACTTCTAGTTCCACTGATTTTGATTTAGATGTAGCAGAATACATCGAGGAAGCTTTTGAGAGATGTGGCTTAGAGGCTAGAACTGGTTACGATTTGCAAACTGCTAGGCGTTCCATGAATATCATGTTGTCTGAGTGGGCAAATCGTGGCCTAAATCAATGGACTATACAACAAAGAACACAAACTGTAACTGCAAACGATTCAGAGTATAGTTTGGATACTGATCTTATAGATATATTATCTTTAGTTGTTAGACGAGATGGAACAGATTTTAGCATGACAAGAATTAGTAGAGATACTTTTCTAAATTTGCCAAACAAAACATCTACTGGAAGACCCACACAATATTTTTTAGACAGGCAAATAACACCTAATCTTAAATTATATCCAACTCCGGAAAACAGCACAGATGTTATTGTTTATGACGCTTTAACACGCATACAAGACGCTGATACACAGATTAATACAATGGAGATACCTTTTAGGTTTATACCTTGTCTAACTGCAGGATTGGCTTATTATATAGCTATGAAAAGAGCACCTGATAGAATACAATTGTTGAAAACAGTTTATGAAGAAGAATTTGAAAGAGCTATGGCAGAGGATAGAGATAGGTCTGCATTTAAAGTGGCACCTCAACTTAATTATTATAAGGTTGGCTAATGGCATTTGCTAGTGGTAAATATGCTTACAGAATATCCGACAGATCAGGATTTAGGTATCGTTTAAAAGATACAAGAAAAGAATGGAATGGTTCTATAGTTGGTAAAGATGAGTATGAGGAAAAACATCCACAATTAGAGCCAATAAGAATTAGTCCAGATCCCGAAGCAATTAGAGATGCAAGACCTGATGTTAAAGACGATAACAAAAAGTTTATTGTCTATACAAATACAGGATTAGGTAATCTTGGAACTTTACTAACCACATTTAGTGCAACAGCATCAGTTGGAACAGTAACAGTGAGTACATCATGAGTTTTACATTAACAACATTAAAGCAATCAATTCAAGACTGGACACAAAATTCAGAAACAACTTTTGTAAATGAATTAGATTTTATTATTATAAATGCAGAAGAAAGAATATTCAAAGTTGTTGATTTAGATTACTTCAGAAAAAATGTTACTGGTGGATTGACTACCGGTAATAAATTTTTACAAAAACCATCTGATTATTTATCAACTTTTTCTTTGTCTTTTGTAAATTCAAGTAATCAAAATGTTTTTCTTTTACAAAAAGATGTAAACTATGTCCAAGAATTTACACCTAATCCAAGCACAACTGGATCGCCAAGATTTTATTCATCTTTTGATGTAGACAATTTTATTGTAGCTCCGACACCAGACGCAGATTATGTAGCGGAACTTCATTACTATTATAGACCTGCATCCATAACAACTGATGATTCTGGAACTACTTGGATAAGCACAAATGCACCAGATGCTTTGTTGTACGCTTGTCTTGTTGAAGCTTACACATTTATGAAAGGTGAAACAGACTTAATACAATTATATACTGCAAGATTTACTGAAGCCATGAGTAGATTAAAAATTTATGGAGAAGCTTTTGAAAACACTGATGCTTTTAGAGAGGGTTTAGTAAGAGTTCCAAAACAATAAAAAGGTAGCAAAATGAAAAAAAAGTTGAAAAGCGTAGCCATAGTTGGGCTGGGCAATAGTTGTTCCGAATATATAATGAGCAAAATTAGAAGTGAACAATTTGACGAAACGTGGGCAATTAACGCTATTTCATCAGTCATATATCATGACAAAGTTTTTATGCTAGATCCAGCATCAAGATTTTTAGACACACCTAATGCTGGTAAACAAACTGATATTATGTCTCAAAGACTTAAAGCAAAATTAAATATACCTATTTTTTCTTGCGAATTAGATAAAAGGTGCCCAGATGTAGTTGAATATCCTTTACAAGAAGTATTACAAAAAACTGGATATGCTTATTTAAACAACACTGTAGCTTATGCTATAGCCTATGCAATCTATAGAGAAGTTAAAGAAATACATCTTTATGGTATTGATTTTACACATAAAAATGTTGCATTTGCTGAAGCCGGTAGAGGTTGTTGTGAGTTTTGGTTGGCTATTGCAACTACAAAAGGTATTAAAATAAATATAGCTCACAATTCATCTTTACTAGATACGAATGTTCCTGAAGATCAAAAATTATATGGTTATCATAGATTGGACAACCCTTTGGTTTCAACTGTATCTAAAGGAAATTTAATGATAATGAGAAAATCAAAAAAAGAACCGCCAAATCCAACAGACTTACCTAATGTAATAGGCAGAGAGGATATACCTGGCGTAACTTACGAGGAGAAAAAAAATGTTTAACGTAGGGGTATCACAAGCAGGCAAGGTGAATGTTATGACTTCTGACAAAGGTGGTTTGTCAAACGAGCAACTAGCAGATTTAGCTGTAGACAAGATTGTTAGTATATCTGATGACGCTCCAGCACACATAAGACAACAGGCTAATCAATTTAGAGAACATCTTAAAAAAGTATTGTATCATTATCTACTATTGGCAAGAAGGGAAGAGCGTGGTACTATCATTCAAGCCTTGAGATCAAGTGGTCAAAAGGAAACGGCTGAATATATAAGGAGACTCTAATATGGCTATAGCACAAGCAATGTGTACTTCCTTCAAGAAAGAGTTACTGGAAGGTGTACACAATTTTAAAAATTCTGGTGGAGATACTTTTAAGTTAGCACTCTACGCAGAAGGAAGTGGTGGAAAATCATCAACAACAGCAACATTGGGAGCAACAACAACTGCTTTTACTACAACTGGCGAAGTTGCTTCAAGTGGAACATATGCAACTGGTGGCGGTTCTTTAACAAGAGTAGATCCTACTACATCTGGCACAACTGCTTTTACAGATTTTGCCGATTTAAGTTTTACAACTGCAACAATTACTGCAATGGGAGCATTAATTTACAATAGTTCTGACAGTAATAAAGCTGTTTGTGTTTTAGATTTTACATCTAACAAAACATCAACATCTGGAACTTTTACAATACAATTCCCTACTGCTGACGCTTCAAACGCTATAATCCGTATAGCATAAGGTAAATCCTTATGGCTAACGGCTGGGGACAAGGCACTTGGGGTGCCGTTGGTTGGGGTGGCATTGGTAACACCTCATTTGCTGTTACTGGCGTTGCTGGTACATCAGCCGTTGGTGATGAAGGTGCGACTGGTGGCTCAACTGTAATAGAAACTGGCTTAGAGGCCACAGGTGCAGTAGGAACAGTAACAGCTTTTGCTAACTTTCAATTTGCTGTAACTGGTGTGTCTGCCACAACTGCCGTTGGAACTGTCCTTCCTAAAATACCAATTACTGCCGTAGTAACAGGTGTATCTGCAACAACTGGATTTTTAACTGGTTGGGGTAATGACACTTGGGGTGCTGGAGTTTGGGGTGGTGGTGTAGCTGCCATACCTGGACAAGACATCGTGCCGACTCCTGCTGTGGCTACTGGATCTGTAGGAACAGTAACTGTAACTGGTACAGGCATATTTTCTGTAACAGGTAACGCAGGTACAACTGCTTTAGGAAATGCTTTAGCAGCCGCTGGAGCTATAGTAACTGAAACTGGATTAACTGGAACAATAGGTTTTGGTGATGAATCTGTTGTAGGAACTGCGTTAGTTTCACC